CCAATGGTGGGGTAATCATGCACGATCCTTATGGAGCCGCCGATCTCGTGCATGGAGGTTATGTCAGTGCGACTGGCGGAAAGTTTGCCACCTACGCCAATCAGTATTGGCTTCCTCGCTGGGAGGTAAAAGGAGGCGATGGGTGGGGGCTGATTGTAAGGCCATGACCAATGAAGCCATCATCAATGCTCTCTGCTATGAGCTAGCTCTATTCGCTGTTCGCAAATGGCCCAAGCTTGCGAATAATGCCATCATCCAAGCCCTTCTTGCCCATTGCAAGCCGTTCTGGACTGAATGGAAGACCGATCAGACCATCAAGAAGGTGGATGAACAGGCTGCAAAATTAGTAAAGCAGTGGGACAAGGAAGAACGTTATCATCGTGCGCATGAACTAGCAGCAGTGGCAGAGGAGATGTTTCCTGATGCTACAGTCGTGCCAGTAGATGATGCTCCAGTGCCTAGTGTGATGATCATTAGAGAGGCGCCTGCTGGCGCTTCTGATGCAGTGAAAGCCTTGGGAGGCGAGCTGCGCATCACCTACAGGCTGGAGCCATGATTAGCTTTTTGGTGCTATGGGGCATTCTTTCTTGCAGCGTTGCAAGCCTGTCCATTTGCTGTGAGTGCAATAGGGCACATCGCATTAGCGAGCAATCTTTAGCCTTGAGAAAAAAATCTCCCTAAAGATTAGCCATTAGCAGAACACTCGCTTGGGACGCCTTGGACTGACAACATACGCTTCCCAGCCGTCGGGCAGGTCGCCTACGTAGTTGACGTGCCAGCCGGGGAGCAGCTCAGGCGGCGTGATGACTTCGCCAGTTTCGGGATCCCACTCGCCGTAGACATAGATCAGTCCAATTACGTCAATCGCGTGCGTGTGGCTGGCGGTGATGACCTCGCCGTCGTCGTTGAGGAACCCCTCAGCCTCCAGGGCGGCCATGCCGGTGGGCTCGTCTGGGAATCGGAGGTAGTGGGTCATTGGCTCAGCTCCTGAAGCGTTGAGTCAGCCAGCAGTTCCCGCCAGCCGACGACTCGGGCGAGAGCGCCATTCAGGTACTCACCGGATTGCGTGCGGCCTAGCATCAGGCGGTCCACCGTGGGCAGCGTGCCGCTGGTGTCGGTGACGGGTGTGCCGCCGTTGACACTGATTGAGAAGTCGTTGGTGTTGATGCGCACCGCCACACGGGTGCGGGCGCTCGTGGTCACGGTGCCTCCGTCGATGTTGGCCTGCTCAACGCCACCATCCACGACCACCAGCTTGGGATCGGTGCCGCTGGTGATCACGCTGGCCCGCTCATCGGCTGTGTTGTCGTTCAGACTGGCCACACCTCGCGTGCCGCTGGCGGGACTGCGGAACTCCAAATACAAAGTGCGGATGTCGTTGGCGATGGCAGCGCTGATCACGTCAGCAGGCTCCGCGCTACGGGTGACGGTGGAGCTGGTGGTGGGGATGTAGCTGGTGGGGAAGGCGCTGGCTTCTAGTTGGACGCCCCAGATGTCAAATTGATCTCCAGCGGAATCAACTTTTATATAAGACCTGAACGTGGAAGATGTCGGCGTATTGAAGATGAAAAACTTTTGCCAACTAGATGTAACTCCATTTATATTTTGGTTAATGTTGTCGCCAGCGACAGCTATCAGATTGCCTGTTCCAGCCCTACGTCGTGCCCAGAAGGATAACGTATAAGGCTGCCCAACTGTGCCAGTAGAAAGTCTTCGCAGCCATCCAGTATCCCCTGCTCCAGCGTCGTGGTAGAAAGTTGTGGCATTATTACCACCAGCGGGATCGGCAACTCCAGTAATAAGAGTTACCTCGCCAGGATTTGTTGTTTGCCAAACAGCATTCTCAAAGTCTTCGCTGTACGTCAGTAGATTCGTCCTCTGCTCCTCCACCAACAACCCCAAGCTCTCGCCCGTCACGGGGTCGTGGTCGAAGCGTGGCTCGTCCGTCGTCGCTGTCTTGATCAGCCCATCGCTGCCCACATACGTCCCGCTGCTGGCGCGGGTAAAGGTGACCAGCGATTGCCCGCTGACGGCATCAACGAGGCTCTTGTTCTCGGCAAAGCGCAGGTCTAGGCTCGGCACCGCACGGGCACGGCGCCACAGCTCATTCTTCGCCCATCCAGGCACCGCAACAACACTACGGAGCGATGGAATAAGAAGGCTCATGCTGTCACCTCTCCCGTGAGTAGATATTCTTCTGTGCCAATCTTGATAATACTAGCTACTGCCCATTGATAAACAGTTTTGCTTGCGCTCAATGCACTCCTAACTGTCACGCCACTAGCCCCAGAAATTGTCACCTGCCCACTGGCCGTTGTCTGCACCGCCAAGCAATTAAAGCCATCAGATAGTCCCAATGGGATGGTCACGACAGCGCCAGAGGCCGCAGTAAAAAGAGCAAGGCGATTATTGTTAATTGAACTTAGCGCGTAAGTGGCGCCAGTGACAGTGATGGCGCTTGCTGCAATGCCAGCAGGCCCCTGCACGCCAGGCACTGCAATGGTAACGAATGTTTCCGATGGAGCGGAAAGCGCCAGTGAAGTTTGGCTGCCATCAATAACGGCTAGCTGAACGTCGCTCATTTCTTAATTCCGCGAAGAAGTGCGTTCAACAGTAACTACGCCCTTGAGCCAATAATAACGATCCCCTCCGCTACTGGTTAAGCTCAAATCGTAGTTATATTGCCCCGTTGGAATGAGGGCTGAAACTGATGGGGCCATGGTCATCAAAATCTCCCCATCAGCAGGAGTGGGGCTAGTGCAGACAAACGTGGCCACCTCAAAGTCATTAGCAATGCCCGTAATGTCGGCATCAATAACATAGCCGGAAAGATTGATTGGCTTGGCAACGTAATACTGCCCGGAGGACGAGCCAGTCACGCTAATCTCCGAGCCGCTAATTGTTGTACTCACCTTGAAAGCATCTTCAGTGAGTCCGGAGGCAATGACAAAGTAAACAGAATTAAGCGACAGCCCGCACGGCACTGTCGCTCCCGAATCTGCTGTAAAAACCACTTTGTCACCAGCGAGCAGTTTGTGACAGGCTTTATTAAACGTGGTTTGCCCAGACACCACGCTCAAACTACTTAGTGCTTGACGGCTGTCCGTAGCACGCAAAGACGCTCGCCAAGTGGAGTTTTGCAGAATCGTAATGTCGTAAGAAGCGGGATAGATCATGCGAGGCCAGCTTCAACAGTGCTCAAGCGAATTTGATAAAAAGTGCCGCTAGCAGGCGTGTACGCCCCGCGAGTTTCAAGCTCGCCAAACAAAGACGTTTGACCGTCTGCAAGTTTTATCTGGCGGCCAATATAATCTGTTTGTGAAAACAGCACTTCGCCAAGATCAATGGGGGCGGGAAAGTCCAAATAGCCCATGTAGGAACCAATCTCTCCACTGGCCACGCTGAACACGGCATTATCAGCAACGGCAGCAGGACTAGAGCTGAAAAGATGCAGGCGGAAACTTGCCATGCCTGCTGGCACTGAAGACGCGCCAATCGCTAAGGACGCGCTTTGAGCAATGGCGAAGCCGCCAGCAGGGCCAATGCCGCTAAAAGTGTGGATGGCAGAAGACGCCCCACCTACCACGTCACCAGCCGTATAGCCGGAAGCATCGGCAGGACGATTAAAGCTAACGACTGAGCGATATGCCTTTCCATCAACAGTAACACTGGCCCCTTCTACATCACCGCGCAAAAGGAACGCTTCATACTGTTCCCCATCGAGCATTCGTTGGGCCATAATTACCGTGCGCTTATAGTATCATCTTACAGCAAGATGCTAAGGGGAGACGATTGCCTAGCTAGTAACGACCATTTTTAGGAACTCCACCAGGATATCGTCGCTCTTAGTTTTATTCTGCACGATGAAAAACACTCTATCCCCATTGGTAAGCTGAGCAAGAGTTTGGACGGCTCCTGTCTGTGGCTGGTTTGATTGCGTGCCAGCATTCACATAGATTTCGCTTTCCGAAATGCGGTCGTCATCAGGGTTCAATGGAGAAGAAGCATTGCGGTTAATGCCAATGTAAAAGCCGCAAGTGTCCTGACTGCCAGAATAAAAGCTGAAAGTGGCAACAATGTAAAACCTGCCGCTGGTGCCAAGATACTTCAACGAATTAGACGAAGCGTCTTTCTCAAAGTTGATGAGCATACTGGTTTCAGGCACTCCTGACACCACTGCTCTTCCATTGGCAATGGGAATGGGTGTAGTGATGGTGTTGGCTTTCAAATAGAGCACGCCAGAGTCTTCACTGCGCGGAGGCGCTTGCGCTCCAGGTGCAGTGAGCACTAAACTTGCATCGCTGCTTGTAACGCTCACCAAACCATCTTCTTCCGTGACCACCACGGAAGCATCTTGCTTTTCAACAAAAACGGTAGTCACTATGGCCTCCAGGAAAGACCAGGATTCCAGAAGGCCGTGCCTTCCAGAAGGTAAAACTTATCTCCCGCTGCAGTGGTCACCAGTAGGTCATATTGCCCTTGTTCAGTAATGCCGCTTGTCGTAGTAGCCTCTAGACGCATCTTGATCATGCCACTTGGCTGCGAAACAATGGGCATAGTGAAATCAGCAAGCTTGTTCGTGCCAGTCCTGTCCCAAAGCGTGCCAGTAAAAGTGTAGCCACTAATATTCACTGGGCTTCCCGTGCTGTCCTTGTATTGCACGGGAAGCTCAAACGTGGCACCCTGATGAATGGTGATGTCGTACTTAGCAGGATTTAGCACTGCTCATTATGCCTTTTCCCCATTGTACTGCCTTCCGCAATGAGCTTTGCCATACTCTTCTGCTAAGGAATGGAAGGCATCAACAATGTTATCCGGAGCATAACCACAAGCCAGTGCAAACTGATAAAACTGCCTAGTAAGGCCAGTTGCATTCACTTCGCCGCATTGATGGATGATTTCTTGATAGCCAGCAAAATCAACGGAAGCCTTGTCATCAGTGAAGCGATGGGAAAAGGAATAGGAATCAACAAAAGCCATGACAAAAAGAAAGGCTAGCCCGTAAGCTAGCCTCAATCCTGTCCATTGTCAATCAGGAGCGGCCTTGTCCGATGCGAGGCTTTTTCCCTCTGCGTCGCGGCCTAGAGTGGCGACCGTAGCCAATGGCCGTAGTTTTTGGAGGGCCAGGCTCATGCTGTCGCTTCAGGGCTGCACTGCCCCCTTTCGTCTTGACCGCCATAGCCGGAAAGAAAAGAACCGAGCCAGCTTAGCCTGCTTCAAGGAAGTATGGCACGCCATTCACGCCAATAGGCACCAGCTTGTTGACAGTGATGCCACTGCCAAGTGTTACATTGCCATTGTCTCTAAATTCTTGCACCGTCAAGCCTAGATTCATTGTAACACCACTCGTAGATAACGTATACGATAAGCCTGAAACGGTCAGTGTAAAAAGACTGTCAGTTGATCCGCTTAGTGTTGCGCCACTTTGGATTAAAGACGCTGGCTGAATGTAGCCAATGTTGGTCCAAGTGCCAGAAATGGTGTCGCCGCTCTTGGCAACATACAAACTTAAGTCAATGCCTGATAGCGTGGATGCTACGCTATTGATTTGCTGCTGGTAATTACCGGCAGATCCAGCAATGCGCTGCACATCTACATTGCTCACGCCTGCGCTAGTAAATAAGCCGCGTATGCGATTGTAGTCAGCAGCGGCCAAACCAAGATTCGCTCTAGCCTGCTCTGGAGAGGGCAGGTCAGAAAGATTATTCTTGCGGACAAGGCCTCTGGTCATTCGCTTAAGGAGGCGATACTAGCTTTGTAGGCAGCAATAACTTCAGGCGTCCAAAGCGCAGCAGCCACCGCCTGCATCTCGGCGCACTCACCGCTCATGTCTTCGCCAGGAACGCAGACGTGGCGGTGGTAGGTGCGGCCGATTTCCACGCCATCCTTTTCCACAATGTCCGCACGGCGGCATTGCAGGATGGAATGGGGCGGGATGATTTCAATTTTGTGTTCTTGGCGTTCAGCGAAAGTAGCCATTTTAGGAACCGGCGACTGCCGGGGACAGGTTTAATGGTTGTAATTTTGAACCGTTGCTGGCTTGTTGGTTAGCTAACTCGATAAACAACAGAAGCATTAAATGAGCTTGTATTTGTAAAATTAGCATCACTCCATGATGCTGCGAGCGCGCCAGAGGTGGTTGTGCGGACGAATAGTGTAGACGCCGATTGTTGCACTTCAAACGTAATAAAGGCTGCCGGATTAAAAGCAATGCCGTTGTAAATCCGACCGGCTCCATAGCTTTCTACTGAACTCACGAAAGGCAGTCCAGCTAAAGCAAGATTACCAGTCGCGCTGCCTTTGTTTGTTAGGTCAAGCGTAAACCTAATCCACACCATTTTGCCGATTTTTACATAATGGCCATTAGTAAAGACGCTGTAGGTGATTCCGCTGCTACTCCCGCCGAAGGAAATGGTAGGCGTCCACGTTCCCTCCTCGTAATCATCCAGCGCATTGGTCGCCGCAGTATCACCATTAAACTGAATGCCGCCAGCGCTAGGAGCCGTGCGGAAAAAACCGTCGTCCGTTACCCTGCAAACTTCTGAAATGCTGCCAGACGCAGTAGTTTCAAAAAGTACGGAACCAGTGGAGCCGCTAAAAACAGTCCTCACTCGTGACAATGGTCCCGTACCAGCAGCAATCTGCGTGAAGCCACTAGCCGCACCCTGATTGATCACATAATTTACGAAGCCATCGGCTGTGACCTTCTTATTGGGCGTGGCATTATCGCTAACGTCTCGGATGACAAACTCATCATCCGAAGCCAGGTTGGCGCCAACATCAGCAAGCTGCGAAATTTTCGTCATGGTTTAAGCAGTGATTGGCGTGCCGTCTTCCAGATCAATGGACGCAAAGTCTTCAAGCTGAAGCTCTTGCAGCCGGTCGGGATCATATACGCCATCATAGCGCCAAGCAAAGTATTCCTCCACCGTGCGAAGCTCCCTATCGCTCAACACTCGATTGAACAAGGCAAAAGAATAAATGTCGCCGTTCATTGCGCCGCCACCGCCTAGAGCCGCGCCAAGAATGTAAGCACTACCTCCCGAGTAAGTGAATCCCGTGCGCTTATATTCCAAGCCGATGCCATTTTTCCTTATTTCTAGCCCATAAGCGGCACTAGCCCGAACCGCAAAGGTGAAGGTGCCATTGTTCGGCATCACTCCTAATGCCATGTTATTTTGCACGGCAGACGTGAATACGCCAAAATCAGCATTTCGCGCTCCATCATTCCACCTGCAAGAGGAATTGTTAAGCGTGCTAAAAATGTTGTAATTACTATCAAGTACGCGCACTTTCATGACAACAGTGGCCGCGGCAGGAAACAATGCTCCAAGATTGCCTAATAGCAAGTTGTCATTATTTCCATCAAAACGAATGGCTGGCTTTCCGTTTAGTACATTGGTCACGTAAACAGGGCGATTTGCTGCCGTTGCCTGCAAAGCTGTCGAGGTGCCATTAACGCCCCTCCATTGCACCACTCCATCATTGTCGTCAAGTTCAACGGCGCTAAATTCAGCGTCTAGCCATGTGACGCAGCCAGAAACGGAAGTGGGGGGCGGTAGAAACAAAGGTACATTGCACACTGTCCACGACGGTTCCTCCTGAAGCCTTACATATCTTTTGTAGCGAACAAAGCGGCTGTCCCATTGCCTAGTTTCGCCTGTGTAGTTAACGCCACTTGATTGAATTGTGCCAGCAGTTACTGGCCCTAGTTTGTATTCTGCTCCAGAGGAAAACAAGCCATTGGACGACGGAGAAAAATAGGAGGCCGTTGAAGGGCCAATGATTATACCGCTTTGCGTGGTATATGGGCGATCGTTGTTGATAATTTCAGCGAAAATAGAGCCCGTAAAAGTGGCACCAGAGACTGAAGCCCTTGTATTGATGTTGGCTATTTGCGCGGCGGCAAAGCCGGAAAGCGTGACAATTTGCTGCTCTAAATTGCCCGCAAGGCCAATAATTGCTTGGTAATCAGCTTTTGTTACCCCCGCGTCAGACGTGCCTTCAAGCAGGGCTAGGTCGCGCCTATCAATTCCAAGATTATCCAGACAGGCATTTTTGTCTAGCGCTTCCGAAAGATTGTTGGTGGTCCGAAAACCATATTGTTGAGTCATTAGCTTTGTCCTGCCTTCATGAACAATGTAAAATCATCCATCTCAAAGGGAATTGCTAAATCGGGAGAGGCAATGACGCCAGAAGACATGGGCTCTGTAATGCGCCAGTTTGCCTGTGGTTGCAGCTCTTTCAGGAAAATGTTGGTAATGGCCGTAGAGCCGCTAAAGGGAGAGGTGGCGATGGAAAGGGCAGGAGTATCGTTGATACGCGCAGAAACACCGCTGAGCGTGATGTCGGTAGAAAAGAAATAGTCGCCGCTGGTTATTGGCGACACCTTCGGCATTAGCGCATCGCGCAATGCGCCGCCCAGAATGGCACTTTGAACAGCGGCAGTAATGCGCGGTTGAGCAGTGCTTGTGAGGCCTTTGATGAAGACAAAATCACGGGTGGAGGCATTGCTCACGCCATTAAGCGCAAGAATATCTCTGCCCTTAATCGTAAAAGTGCCAGAAGACGTTGTTACGGAGCTTCCAAGATTATCCCAAACCTTTTCTCTGTCAGTAACATCCGCTAAGTTTTGCGCTGCAACAAGCCCTGGAAGCGCCATTATTGCTCCTCCCAGTTAAGAGTGGCGCTTGCCACGCCACTACCAACCCTTGCGGTGACCACTACAAACAATGCTCCACTGTTAAACACCGTACCTGCCTTGCCTGTAATAAACATCTTATCAGGGCCAAACAAATTGGAGAGGTCAAACTGCTTGGTTTCCCCGCTTCCCAAGAAATACGTGGCAATACGCTGAGGGCTCCGTAGTGTCCTGTAGCCCTGCGTATCCACAAGCACGGCAGACAGGGGGTCGGAAGATGATGCCTCAAACTTGTTGGCCACATAAGAAACCCCTCCTGCAGCGCTTGTGTCTTCCGTGAGCCCACTCAAGACTGTCCATTGACTGATCGCCTGCGTGGTGCCACTACCAGGCGTGATGCGCTCCTCTGGCGTTCCCAGCGCCACCACCACATCATTCAACTGGGAACTGTCCATCACTTGCGCCACCAGTGAAATGGGGCCTGGGGCGGTGATGCCAGAAAGCGTGCGTGAACGTCCGCCAAAAGTGAGCACCGTATTAGACGTGCCGCTTGGCTGCTCAATGGAAAAAGAAGCTTGTTGGTATGGCTCAAATGGAAGACTTTGCTCGCCTATAACGTTGCCATTGCCATCAAAATTAAGGCCGGTATATTTGCTTGCGAACCAAATGATGTCATTTTCGGAGGTGGCTCCATTTCGCATGGCTCCCAGTCTCCATTGCCCTCCTCCAGAATTGAAGAAAACAGTGCCGCTTGTCACCCCAGTAGGAATAACGCCACTTGCAATGGCGAAAGCGTCAAGGCGAGATAGCCTGACGGAAGTGGTGCCAGCCGGAATGGGCCTATCTGTTTGTATTTGTGAACGTGTGGCACCTAGCACGTGGGTGTTGAAGATGCCTGATCCAGTCACCCTCACCCGCTTGCCCTGCAAGTAGTCAGTAGTGCCAACAATCTCTGCAGAGATGTTGGGGAAAATGCCCGCGAGCACATTGTCCGCCACTCTCGTCACGGGAATGGGGCTGCTTGCGCCTCGCGCTAAGCTGGTGCCATTGCCATAGAAATAGCTTTCCCCGCCTCCAAGACCATTGCTTTGAAGTACCAAGTCAAACCTTGCTGGCACCGAAGCAAAAGCAGCAAGCCCCACTGGATACACAGCCTTTTGATTGTCCACGCCATTGATCAGGCTCTTGATGTTGAGGCCCAGAAGACTGCGAGACGTGGTATCAATAGCCTTGGCACTTTCTAGAGCAGCAGTACCAAGCGTGACAGTACCTTTGTCGCCACCATCAATGTAGACGCTGCTGCCGTAGAGATTGATAAAAGCAGGCCTAGTGGCGCCTGCAATACTGGTAACGCTTGTAAACAGGCGAAGATAGGCGCTACGTAGACTGGGTGTCTCAAAGCGGTTTTCTGCGGAAATATAATGAAGCCTTACCCATCGCGCTTCACCATTTCCAGCAGGCACGTAAGCCAAAAACTGTGCCCCCACCGCACCATACCAGCTAAATTCAATCTTGAACATTGTCACCTTTGACAAGTCCAAGGCCCAGCCCGTACTGCCTTCGCTCACGAAAAGCTTATCACCGTTCCATTCCTGCCTTGGCACCTTCAAAGTGCCAAGATCGGGAGATGTGCGCACTATGTAAAGGTCGGTGCCTTTTTCCAGTTGAAAGAAATAGCCATCACCATAATCATTTCGGCAGCCCCATTGAATGACCTCCCCTTCATCTCCACTTTGCGTGGACATTCTGACGCCTAGCGTGAAGCCCGTTACTCGCCCTGGTTGATAACGAAATGCACGCTTGCTTTCCCACGAAGCCGATTGCACGCCATTAGTGAAGCCGCCAGGAAAACGCCCGCTATTGTCGTTTACGGGATACACGAAACTTTGAGGCCTTGGAAAAGTGTATGCTTGCACGGCACTTTCCGCCGGTAGATGTCGCGCAAAATAACCAAACTCCCCATCAAAAGTGTAACTCAATGGATCAAGAGGGTAGGAATAAGAGGCGTTGGGTGTCCATTCTTTCTGATTGACACCATAAATGTTCACCGTGTCAAAAACAGCAAGGGCCGTTTCTTGTCGTGGAATCCCAAGCAAGCTTGTGTCCACTTCGCTTTGCTGCTTGTTGACAATATCAACAAGAACAGGACGATTTGCATCGTTAGCAATAACAGCCGCCTTAGCATTCCCTTCAGAGGCCAGCACCCTCAGCTCAAAAGCTTCGCCCGTCAACAGTTCGCCAGTATTTTGCTCAATCAGGTTGAGGCCCGTGGCAAAATCCAACAACTCGCTGGGTACTAAAGCTTCTCCCGCAGGTTCGGCATCCTCAGGCACCTGATACCTGCTTTCCAGATTGTCCATTGCTTACCGCCCCACCCTCATACTTGCTCTTCCCACGTTAAAGCACCGCTCATATTGGCAGTACCCGTGGCCGACTGAGCAAACACATAGAGCGTGTCGCCAGCAACAGCAGTCAATGGGTAGGAAAGGTAGTCTTTGTTGTAGCCAAAATACGGAGACAAGTCAATATCAACACCACCAGCGCCTACGAAAAAAGTGGCCACTACAGTGCCGCCACTGATGGTATTAACGCCCGAGCTAGTACTAAATTCAATGGGGCTAAGGGTGTCAGCAGAAGTGAAAGAAGCCGTGCCCGAAGTGGATGTAGGGTTTTTGATGAGCTTCACCACAGCTCGCGCATCAGTGCCAATTCCCAAGCGGGTGGGATACACTTGCATGCGATTCCGAATGCTATTGATGGTGCTCTTGGTTCGCAAAGCAAGGAGCATTGTTCCAGCAGTGCTCACCGCCCTATCCGTACTGTTGCTTTGAGAACGCGCAACAATAGTGCCCTTGTCGCCACCATCAATGTAATAAGAGGCACCATATTTATACACAGAATTTTCATTGCCGCTGGTGCCCTTCTGCGCCACGTAAGAAATGGGCAGCGTTGGATTGCCAAGGCTTGGGCTCGTAAGCTGATTGGAGGCACGAATGTGATGCATCCTCACCCATCTAGCTTCGCCGGCAGTAGTGGAATCAGGCACGTAAGCCAAGAAAAGGCCGCCTACAGCGCCATACCAGCTATATTCCATCTTGAACATCGTCACTTTCGACAAGTCGATGTCCCAAACGCTTCGACGAGTGACGATATTGTTGTCTTCGTCTGTTACGGCGGTGCTATTGCCGTATGTCACATTGGGCGATCCAGCAGTGCCGCCGATGCTCGCCGTAAAGCTAGAACGTCCGGGCGTACGGTCTGAATAATACTGCGTCCGGTCTTCCCCATCAAGTCGATCGTGGCTGAAAAACTTACGCGGCACCCTGTATTCATAGGTGTAGCGGTATTCATTGGGCACGGTAAAAAAGCCTGCCGCAACAGTCACGGTGCCATCTGAAGAGGCATTGCTGCCAATGTTATTGCCGCTACCACGCAGACTAAGATCAAACAGGCCCGCATGGATGTAGGTGAGTCCAGCACGGACAATCACTAAATCAATACCAGCAGTGCCCCTGTCGCCATCTGCCACATTGGGAGTGCGAATGCCAGGCTCGTCGCTCTCCATGGAGCTTGTACGCCTCACGCAGAACAAGTTGGTTTCCTTGTCCCCGATGGCCGTTTGTCCACCACCTTGCACTTCAATGTAATAACCATCGCGCTTGTCGAAAGCACCAAACTTCTTGATGTCAGTTTTGTCAGTGGTGATATTCGTCCTCACGCCAAAGGTGGCGGCACTCACGCGACCGGGCTGATAGCGGAAAAACCGCTTGCTGCTCAAGATTTGATAATTGTCAGTGGTGGCACTGCCAACCGTCACTTTTGCAGCGCTTTCAGTCGGGATATGCGTTGTAGTACCAGCTCCTTCGCTTTGCCATTCATTGGGATTGATGTCGTAAGTGGTAACATCCGCGAAGATGCCTAGTGCCACTTCCGCACGAGGAATACCAAGCAAGCTCAGGCTCACTTCAGTAACCTGTTGATTGAGCACTTCTACAGGCACCGCCTCCTGGTCGGAAGCAATGACAACAGGCAGGCTGTCTTTAGCGAGCTGCGGGCCAGGCGGAATCGGAGCAGTTCGGCCAACTGTTACGACACTGACGCCTTCTTTAAGCTCTGCCATGGTAAATCAAGGGAAACAGTTGGACACCGTAGAATTGGCAACAATTTTGCCTACTACCACTGTATCTTGCTTTAGTCTATACACCGAGCCGCCAATCGCTGAATTTGTGATGCCAGAAAGGGTGGCGATGGAAAAGGAGTATGGAGGCAAGTATGAAAGATTGGTCAAGCCTGAGTAAATGCGACTTGACGTGCCATCGTAGTTAATAGATGCCTCGGAAGTGTCCTTGAAGATGGTGCGTTCAGTTGCGCCAAGGCCATGTGATGTTTGGGAGATGAAAGTGCCACCACTCGCTGAAATCAAATCACTGACAAAAACGGGCTTTTCAATGCGCAAGTCCCAGCGTAAATTGCTATTCGCATAGAAATTGGCGCTATCTGCTTGTGATGAATAAGCTGTAGGGAAAAAGGCCGCCCTGACACTTTGCCCTTCTCCGTCATAAGCAGCCGACACTTGTGCAGTTTGCTCAGAAGTGAGCCAAATCCTCACACGACCAGCGCTCAGCGGCTCCAAGGGCTCCACGTTGAAATTGGTCAGCAACGTGCTAGCACCACCAGCGCCTTGATAAATGGAGGCGCAAATCACTACATCACTTAAGTCCCACGGCGTACCATCACTATCCTGCAGTAAGAACTGCGCCCCGTCAAAAAAATCTCGCTCAAACAAAGCAAGATTCACTTCAGGAATGTATTTGGAGGCTGCAAAATAGGAGGTCATGTTACAACTTCGCGATAGCCAACCATGACGGTGTAATCAGTTGTGCCGCTCACCACTGCATTAAGCTTTTCTCCAGTTTCAGTTTCAAACAGACCAAGGGAGTTGGAAAGTGTCAAGTTACCATTGGCCGCCAGGTGAAACGGTGGCGTCTTGTTAGAAGATCCACCACTTTGAAGCTGAATGGTGCCATTTGCTGCAGAGGTGATGACCAGGCTTAGCACGCGCAGCTTGGAACCAGCCACTGCTGTAATAATGTCTACGTTGCCACTTGCTGCAACAAAAGTGCTTTTCAGGCTGTCAGTAAAAGCATCATTATGGACAAGATACGGGTCGGAATCAACTCCAGCGCCAGTGGCCTTCACATAGGCAGCGTTGCCAACCGCATCAAGCCCGTAAAGATTCGCCATATCAAAGAACTAGGAAAAGGAATCGTTGGTTTGGCACCACTGTGCCGTTGCTATATCTTACGGTTTGACTGGCAGTAAAGTCAAAGACAAGCGGACTGCTTAGTTCAACGATGCTAACGGAAAACGGACTACGTTTCCCATTGATGCCTATTGTAGCAACCCTTAGGCGATACGAAGAACTTGTTACATACACGTCAGAAGGAAACCGAATGTAGTTCACCGAGGTGGTGCCCAGATTGGTCCACACTCCATCGCTAGTGTCTAAGTATTCCACCTCAAACGCTGCGATGAAAGGATTGTTTTCAAGGGGCTTCCAACATACTCCCGGCACCACTGCGCCAAGAATGGAATAGGCGGAGTATTGCGGGTAGCCCCAGACGGCCTCGTTGTAAGCCATTATTGATTCACCTCCAAGACGATGCTTCCATTATCAACTGCAGGCACTACTTGCGGACCAGCAATGGATATGCGAGATAGACCGAGGATTGTGCTGCTATCAGCTTCAGTAAATTTTGACGGGTTGTATTCAGTGGCAAACACCGTGATCTCTCCTTGATCTTCGTTAACTGCCCCCACTCGATAAAACTGATAACCTTCGCCGTCTTCCTGCAGCACCCACATGGCTCCCGCTAAGGGAGCAGATGACAATGGAGGAGAAATGGAAATAGTGGAGGTTATACCAGCACCGTTTGTAACAGCGCGAGACTGGACAGTGCCGTCTTCAAGGGTGACCGTCAGCGAATATGACTTGCCAAAAACGATGGAAAATGAAGCGTCAAGATCAATGGACGAAGAAGTGGCGCTTGCCACTCTTCCGCCAAATCGCTTGCCTTGCTTGGCCGGATCCGCAATGCCGATAATCTCCCCAGGAAAAATGAAGTTGCCCTCAGTAGCCACCTTGAAAGAAACAGTGGCAGTCTCTAGTTGATTGGTCAATAGCATCCACCTACCAATGCGTTGCGCTTGTCCTTGCGAAGTGGTGCCAAGAGCCCTTACTTCCAGCTCTTGAATGCCGTAACGATCAATGCCAGAAACATCCTCCACATATTCAATCTTTTCTTTGTAATTATCCTCTGGATCGTTCCAGCTCACGAGGGCAACAGTTTTCCGCGCTTTACGAGCAGATCCTTCGTAGACGAAAGGAGGCCCTGTCACCTCTCCATTGTCATCTGTTTCTTGAATGACATTGGCAGGCGAAAAGATCTTCGTTACGTTTTTGGGCCTGTCTTGAATGGCGACAATGGTGCCTTCCGCGAAATAAGTGAGCCCTCGGAAAGCTGCAGCAAGAGCATTCAACACTTCATAGGCGTCGCCTCTGTCAGTGATGTACGCATTGAAAGTCATGCGTGGCTCCAGGCCGCCTTTTCCGTCAGGCACAAGCTCGTCGCAATACTGAGCGATGGGGAGGAGGCTGTATCGGTCCACTTGACTTTCGTCGATAAATTCCCCTGCTCCATAGCGCTTGTTCGTCAAAAGATCGTAAAAGATCCAAGCGGGATTGTTGGTCCAATTAGTCTGAAACGTGCCATCCCACACTCCAGAGTATTGCCTTGTGAAGGGATTGTAATTGGAGGGAATCTTTACCTTCATGCCAAACATTTCGGCGCCAATAAGTGGCACTGTCGTAAAGTTCTCGGCTCCAATCTTCAGGCCAATTAGGCAAGAATTGGGATAGCGAAATGAGCGATCAATAATGCCAACAATGGCCTTGAAAAACAAGTCGTCGGAAACAGAAGTGCTTGTTGGGTCTTCAGTGATCCGTTGAAGCGTTACCACCCATGGCCCGTTACCAGAAAGCCTATATTCGAACTCAAAGTCCACCGGCCCACGAGATTTGCCGGTGATAGATATGTTCTCGTTGACAAAATTAGAGCCACCTACTGGCTTGATTTTTATGTTGAAAGTAACAGTGCGCCCTTTTACGTCGGCAGTTTCTTTGTTAATAAAGAAAAGAGCACCAATACCCACCCTCACTCTCAACCGGTTGAATGAGCTTGAAAGCGTGGTTTTGGAAATGGGGCCACTTGCTCGCGTGAGTCTTAGGCCAACACCCTGCTCAGCCCTCACATCACTGAAGCCTGGCATGGGGTCTTGGTTTTGTATGCCCACGCGATAGTCAATAACAAGAGAATTGACTTGCCCAGTGATAGTGCCTCGCTGAAGCCCCGGAATACTTTGGGAGATGGCAGGCACTAAATTGCCTTTACCATTGGCAGTGGTTGCACTCCCCGTGAAAAACTTTGACACTCCATAGTTGAAACTTCCATCGGCATTCTTAATTGGAGTGCCGTCTAGAAAAATCTTTGTAAGCGGATCCACGCCAGGCTCAAAGCCATAAACCTCTCCTTCCGATAAAAGCCCCACTATCGTCGCTTCCGAGCGGCTTCGTAGCGATTCCGGGTCTTCTTCGGGCCGCCTTCCCCTGCCCTTGCCGCCGCCGCCGGAGCCGCTCAGGACGATTTCCCAGCCCCCTTCCTTGTCGTGGCGACTTTCAGCCATTAGGTGGGCACCTGTTGAACGCTAAGAGCAGAAGAAATGATCAATGGGGAAGCAGCAAGGAATTTGCCATACAAGATGGGAACCGGCTGTCCTTGCGTGGTCAGGTCAGTGGCTCTATCAAACAGGAAGCTATCTTGACGCTCTGTTTCAGTGGTAGCATCTGGCGTGGGCGAAAGAAGGCTTGCTATGCCACCAAGTACCAAGCTTGTGCCAAGCGAGAACAAGAGTCCACCAGCAAAGGTGAAGCCTGCTTTAGCTGTGCCAGCCGCAATCGCAGCCGAAGTGGCAGTACCAATACCTGGGATGAAGGCAAGAGCCACTAATGCCACGCCAAGCAAAATACGCCCAGCACTTCCGCCACCAGTGAGCACCGGAGCAACAATTAACTGCCTACACCCCATCAAGACATTTTCGTAACTCATGCCCTCGGGGTCATCGTCTACAAGCTTGAAGCCCACGCCCTTTTCATGAGCATTGCACAGATAATCCTTAAACCCCTCAATTTGATTGGACAATGCAGAAAAGATGTCACGAGGGGATCGTGCCATAAAGCGATGCTTGCGGCCAAATTTCCTGCCTAGCTCACCAAGGAGCTTAATCTCTACCATCTGCATCAGAAAAGCTCCCGATGTCTCATGAGGCGCTTGGTGCATTTAGACCAATAGCCACCGTAAACATTTTCTTCCGACAGTCTATCAAGCAGGTGGTGATAAAACACGTTTTCACTGGGCCGCGCCAATACGGCAATGTGATTGGCAAAGTTGCATTGAAGCTGCATCAATATCATGTCGCCCTTCTTCTCAAGCCTGTCAATATCAACAAAACCTTGGGCCTCCACGTTTCTTTCAAACATGCGCCATTCGGGGCTGTCCCATTCAAACTCCTGCCCCCTATCAAAGTCGTCTAGAACAATACCAAACTCCTGCCTGTAGAAGTCACGGAACAGTCCGTAGCAATCGTAGATGCCATAAATCCATGGTCTGCCAAGGTACGGTGTATCACCGCAAGGCGATATTTCGTGCCATTGGTTCAGACCAACTGCTAACACCACCCATGGCAAGCCGCTT